ACCATGGTTTATCACAAAGTCCAAAGAGGGCAACAACTAGTGGTGGTGTTATTAGTGATAAAAGAGATTCAGACGTAGTCTGGTTATATGATCCTTGGTTGTTTGATTATATACTACCTTTTGTTGAGAGGGCAAATAGAGAAGCTGGTTGGAATTTCCAATGGGATCCTGTACACATGCTTCAATTCACAAAATACGGACCAGGACAATTTTATAATTGGCATAGAGATACAAGTATAAGGCAACCAGATTCGGAAGGTAAAATAAGAAAGATAAGTGTTACTGTAAATCTTAATGATGATTATGAAGGTGGAGAATTTTATATCGATGCTGAAAATCATTATGGTAAGACTAGTCCTAGATTGAATGAGAATTTAAAACTTCCAGGTTCGATTGCTGTATTCCCAGCTGATATATGGCATAAGGTAGATCCAGTAACAAAGGGAATAAGATATAGTTTAGTTGTATGGTTAACAGGAGATCCATTTAAATGAAGATAGCAATACTGAATGATACCCACTGCGGTGTCAGGAATTCATCACAGATATTCATAGACTTTCAAGAAAGGTTTTATAATGAATTGTTCTTTCCATTCTGCAAAGACAATGATATAAAACATATAATACATCTCGGAGATTATTATGACCATAGGAAGTTTGTAAATTTTAAAGCTCTTAATGCTAACCGCAGACATTTCCTTGAGCCTATGAAAAAAGCTGGTATGACAATGGATATTATTCCAGGCAACCATGATGTATTTCATAAGAATACAAATGAGCTCTGTTCTCTTAAAGAACTATTAGGATACTATACAAGCAATATCAATATTATAATGAAGGCATCTACTTTAAACTATGATGGATGCGATGTACATTTAGTACCATGGATTAACCCAGAGAATTACGATAACTCTATGAATTTCTTAGCTAGTAATAAAGGTATTGTAATGGCTCATTTAGAGTTGCAAGGATTTGAAATGATGAGAGGTATTAAACAACCTATAGGTCATGGAATGGGTGTTGAACCATTTGCACATTTTGATATGTGTTTGTCTGGTCATTATCATGCAAGTTCACAACAAGGCAACATCAGATACTTAGGATGTCCAATGGAATTTACATGGGCTGATGCAAATGATCAGAAATATTTCCATGTATTTGACACAGATACAAAAACAGTAGAGGCAATAGCTAATCCTCTCACATTATTTGAGAAAATATATTATGATGATACTGACACAGATTACACAAATTATGATATAAATACTCTTACAGGCAAGTTTGTTAAAGTAATTGTTGGGAATAAGTCTAACCCCTTCATGTTTGACAAATTTATTGAACGGATATCAGAGCTGAATACACATGATTTAAAGATAGCTGAAAATTTCTCTGAGTTCTTAGGTGAGAATGTTCTTACCAACATAGAAGATGTGGAAAATACAACTGACTTAATGGCAAGTTATATAGATGGTGTGAATACAGATCTTGATAAAGAGAAACTCAAGACGCTGATGAACAGTCTCTATAATGATGCTATAGATATGGAGATACAGTAATGAAAATGAAAAAAATTTCAAAAAGTAGATGGGCAATGTTAGCATTTGTGGTAGCATGTCTTATCGTTTTATTTAATGTAGCCGGATGTGCAATGCTTGAAAACAAAATGAATACTATGAAAGGTTTAGTAGGCATGGATGACACGATTGTTGTCGAGACACCGGTATGTGAAGGAGAAACATGCGAGGATATAAGAGGCTAGATCAAGATGATCCAGATAGACTCCTATGGGGAGTTTATCAATTTGCAGTAACATGTATAATTATAGGATTAATAGCATGGCCAATAGTGGTTTGGGCTGAACAAGTATGGACAGACTTCAGCCCTGAACCTGAGGCAATAGAGATTGTAACTGATGAAACTCCAACAACAGATCCGGATATACAACCGTCGACGGTTGAAGGGTCAGATAGTGAGGGTTTAGACAAAGAAAAGTATAGACAATACTTTGAAGACAAGTCTCTTGTGCTTATGGTCTTAGGTGGTCTTGAATATTGGAAAATGAATTGTGGTGAACTATCAGACCCAGGAAATTATTTTATGAATCTTGCTATTAAAAAACATGACATAGATCCAGAAGAAATGGATATGACTGCAAGTTTTCAAACTGGTTTATTTGCTGCACAATTATATAATAACTGTGATATATTTTTAGAGCAAACAAAAAGTATTGGTTTAGATATGATGCTTAAAAAATAAGTATGTACAATAACGTTTATTGTGATATAATATACCCATGATATTATTCAAAGAACTTACTTACAAGAACTTTCTCTCAACAGGCAACAACCCAATAATAATAGATCTCAATAAGTCGAGATCTACTCTTGTTGTTGGTACAAATGGTACAGGTAAATCTACCATTCTCGATGCCATATCATTTGCTTTATTTAATAAGCCACATCGTAATGTCAAAAAGGGTGGCTTAGTTAATTCAGTAAACGGTAAAGGTTGTGTGGTCACTATAGAATTTGATACTGCCGGACATACTTGGAAAATAATACGTGGTATTAAACCAAATAAGTTTGAAGTATATCAAGATGGTAACATGATAGATCAGCAGACTAATGTTAGAGACTATCAAAAGTTCTTAGAGCAAAACATATTAAAGCTTAATCATAAATCATTCCATCAAATTGTCGTTCTCGGTTCGAGTTCGTTTATACCATTCATGCAATTGAAAGCGTGGGATAGACGTGATGTCATTGAAGATCTATTAGACATTGGTGTATTCAGTAAGATGAAGACTGTATTAAAAACACGTAATGCTCAAGCTAAAGAATGGGCAAAGAATTCACATGTTGCATCGAATAATCAGAAAGATAAAATAGAACAACAAAAGAAATATATAACACAATTAGAAGAGATTAATAAAGATGCAAAGCAATCATTTAATGAGGACATAGCAGATCTTCAAAAGAAGATAGATTCTGCAAAGACTAAATTGGATAAATATCCTGATGGCTTACGTGGCAATCTCAATTCCTTAAGGAAAGTCAGAGAAGGTTTGACTGATGCTAAGGGTAGATGTAATCATGTTATGAAAGAGCTTGTTGGTAGAGCTAAGTTTTTTGAGGATAATGATGATTGCCCTACATGCACACAAGAGATTAATAAACAATTAAAGACTGCAATGCTTATTGAAGTCAAAGACCAAGCAAGGAAAATACAACAAGAGATTACCCACAACACAGCAAAGATGGATTCTACTGTTGATACCTTAGATGGTGTACAGACACAGATATCTGAAATGGCTGATATTAATTCTAAGATCTCGGCTCATACAAATAATATGACTGCATTAATCAATAAGCAAGTCAAAGAAGTTGATATTGATAAGCCAGCTAAAGAGCTCGTGGATATGACCTATGATTTAATTGATATACAGGACAATCTAACTGAAGCTCAGGATGAGATATTATATAACGAAATAGCCGCTGAGATGCTCAAGGATACAGGTATTCGAACGAAAATAATTAGAGAGTACTTACCGGCGATGAATGCCCTTATAAACAAGTACTTACAGGTACTTGAGTTTTTTGTGGCATTCCATTTAGATGATAACTTTCAAGAGTCAATCAAGTCAAGACATAGGGACGAATTTGTATATGACAATTTCTCAGAAGGTGAGAAGATGCGTATTGATTTAAGTCTACTGTTTGCATGGAGACAGATAGCAAAGATGAAAAACTCTACAAACACAAATCTGTTAATCCTTGATGAGACATTTGATTCATCTCTAGATGATGATGGTACAGACAATCTAATGAAGATCTTAAAGACACTGGAAAGTCATACCAACACATTTATTATCTCTCATAAGCCAGACTTCCTTGAGAGTAAGATGGAAGACAAGATCCAGTTTGTCAAGAAAAACAACTTCTCCGCGATTTTCTAGTAGAATATTATTCTACAAACAGCGGCTTTCATAGAAAAATAGTACTATTTTCGCGGTTTGACCGCAAATAGTTCTACGGCGCACCGCAAACTATGATATAATATACCTATATTATGATGAAAAAGGAAATGAATAACGGACGGACTGGGCACTTGGGGAGCCCCGCAGATTGTAAACCTGTCGCCTCTGGCTGTAGTGGTTCGACTCCACTTCTGTCCACCAACATGTGCAAGTCAATGGTATCAACACATTCTCTGGCACACCAACTCGCCGCATCTGGACCAGTAACTTTCCACACAAGCGGGTCAAACTATGATATAATGGTACATATAAAATAAAAAAAGGACATATTATGAATAAAGTGATTGAAGAATTAATGAGAAAATATCCTAAGAAGGTTGAATTCTCAGCAAAAATGATTAAAGAAGCTGCGGAGGCTATTGGTGAAAATCCTAGGTCTGCGTATGTGAATATTAGATATACACACAATGCACCTACAGTGCGTCGCGGTGTATATAACTTGGAAACTATGATGCCAAAATCAGCTCGTCCTAAAAAGGTTGCTGTTGAAATGGTCAAAGGTGTTGAGTCAGTAACAAACGATGAAGTTTTTGTTCCTGAATTTGATGCTACTTTTGTTCCATGGGGAAACTTTACTGAGATAGTAAAAGTTCTTAAGTCTGGTATGTTTTACCCAACTTATGTATCTGGATTATCTGGTAACGGTAAGACTTTCCAGATCGAACAGGCATGTGCGAAATTAAATCGTGAATATGTACGTGTTCAGATTTCTCCTGAGACTGACGAAGATGATCTTATCGGTGGTTTTCGTTTAATCAAAGGTGAGACAGTTTTTCAAAAAGGTCCAGTTATTAAAGCGATGGAAGCTGGTGCGGTCTTAATGATCGACGAGATTGATCGTGGTACAAATAAAATTATGTGTCTTCAAGGTGTTCTTGAAGGTAAGCCAGTTTTAATTAAAAAGACTGGTGAAGTTGTTGAACCTAAAGATGGTTTCAACATAATTGCTACTGCTAACACAAAAGGTAAAGGTTCAGAAGATGGACGTTATTCTGGTGCGTCAGTTATTGACGATGCATTTTTAGAGCGTTTCACAATTACTCTTGAACAGACTTTCCCTACTATGGCAACTGAAGAAAAAATTGTCATGAAACATATGGCTAAGTTTGAAAAAGTTGATGAAGAATTTGCTAAGCTTTTAGTTGGCTGGGCAGATGCTATTCGTAAGACTTTTTATGATGAAGGTATTGATGAAGTTATTTCAACTCGTCGTTTATGCCACATCGTTCAAACGTTTTCAATCTTCAACAAACGTGACAAAGCGATTGCTTTATGTGTAAACCGTTTTGACGAAGATACTAAAGAGGCATTCATTGATCTTTACGAAAAAGTTGATGCAACTATTAATGCTCCTGAAGAAGAGGAAGCATATGTTGAACCAAATTTCAAAGATAACAACAATTGGGAGGACGAATAATAATGAATTTATCTGCTCAAGAATATTTAGCGAAGCTTTTAGCTAAGGAGAACTTATCAGTTCAACACGGTAACTATTCTACAGCTAGCTTCGATGTTATGAATCGTGTACTTCGTCTTCCACTTTGGAAAGACAAAGGAAAGGACGTTTATGATCTTTTAGTTGGACATGAAGTTGGTCATGCGCTTTATACTCCAGCTGATGGATGGCATGATTCTGAAAAGAAGATTGGAAAAATTCCACGTGCTTATTTAAATATTGTTGAAGATATCCGTATTGAACGTATGATCCAAGAGACATATCCTGGAATCGTTCGTCGTTTCAAAAATGGTTATAAAAAATTATTCGATGATGATCTTTTCGGTACTAACGAGAGAGACATCAACAAAGCTGGACTTATGGACAGACTTAACGTTAGTTCGAAAGGTCGTGGATATGTTCCAGTTAAATTTACTCCTGAAGAAACTCCTTTAGTTGAAGAAGCTATGGCGGTTAAAACTTGGGATGACGTTTTAAAAGTTTGTAAAAAATTCTATGATTTCATAGAAGAGAACAAAGAAGAAAAAGAAGAAGAAGATGATATGGAAATGTCAGGAATGCCTGGTGAAGGTGATGACTCTCCTGAAGAATCTTCTGGTGAAACTCCTATTTCCGGTGACGAAGAAGGTGAATCTGATGACGAAGGTGATGACGGTGAATCTGATGGTGACGGTGAAGAAGAATCTAAAGACGGAGAATCTAAAAAAGAAAAAGAAGTTGCTCCTGAAGGTCATGAGACTTGGACTGAAGATACTCACAGAGAACGTGAAGAAGATCTTTTAGAAAAATCTCCTGAAAGAAAATATGAGAGAAGCGGTCAGCCAATGTATTCAAGCGGCATGAGCGAAGAGAACATGAACAAAGTTCTTTATTCGTACGACGTTTGTAAAGCATTGCGTGATGAGCGTGTCACAGAAGAAGATTCTGATGGATATTCTCCTTATGTGAGCAATGCTTGTGAGGAAGATTGGTCAGAGACTAAAAAAACTTATAAGACTCAAGCAAATTTATTAGCTAAAGACTTTGAACGTAAGAAAGCTGCGTTTGAATATTCAAGAGCTTTGACTGCAAAGTCTGGCAAACTTGATCCTTTAAAATTACACCAATACAGAACTTCTGAGGATATCTTTTTGACTACTACTCAGTTGGCACAAGCAAAGTCACATGGAATTATATTGTTCCTTGACCTTTCTGGTTCAATGTGTGAGATCATAGAAGATGTTACTGCGCAAGCAATTACTATCGCTATGTTCTGTCGTCAAGTGAACATTCCTTTCGAGGCATATTCATTTACTACTACTGCATACTGGAGACAAGAAGGTAAAGGTATTCGTGAAATCAAAGGTGAAGCTTCTGAACTTTCTGCTGAGAGTGTTAAAGTTGTTGAAATGTTTTCTGGTAAAATGAATAAGAAAACTTTTGATGAAGCGGCTTTTACTTCTTTCGCGATAGCTAAAGCACATTCATACAACAATCGTATGAAGTATCATTTGTCATCTCATTACCTTCATCCTATTGATGGTATGGGTTCAACTCCTCTTATTCAAACTGCAATGCTTGCGTCTAAAATCACTAAAGCATTTACACGTAAACATGCAATACAAAACACAAACATTATGTTTTTGACTGATGGATATCCTGATGGAATCAGTGTTATTGAAAATGAAAAATCTGATGTTGAAACTTCGCGTGAAGTAATGATTAACTTTGAAGGTAAAATGATACGTGGAAACGGTGCTCGTGAGATTTATAAAGAAACTCTTATAAGACTTAAAGAATTAACTGGTGCAACTCTTATGGGTTTCCACCTTGCGTATGATGCATCTACTTTCGGACAAGGATATATGAACGTTAATGAGGATAGAGATTTTCCTGATGTCATAAAAGATTGGAGAAAGAAGAGTTTTGCTGCTTGGAAAGATGTTGTTGGTTACGATGATTATTTCATAATTAAAATCAACAGGTCTGCAAGGTTTGACTCTGATACTTTTGAACCTAAAAAAGCTGATACTATTAATGATCTTAAACGTGAGTTCAAGAAGTTTGCGAAGACTAAAAAAGGTAACAAGCAATTAATTGCCAGGATTACTGACGCGGTTGCAGCATGAAGAAATTAATTTGTCTTTTTGCTCTAGCTGCTCTTAATTCTCAAGCGGATGTTGTAAAGAATTATTCTTGGCTTGGAAATGTTTATGAAGCATCATCTACTAATGTTGTAGCTAAAACGATTAGTCCATTAAGAGATGACGTTATTCAATTTGATTTGATTAGTTCCGATTGCCTATGGGGCGTTAGCGGAGGAGGACACGCAGATGATTGTGATAAAAATTATACTGTCGATCATCCTGGAGATGTCTTCCGATCTCAGATTAGACTTGAAAAACCATTTAAACAAAATGTCGACCGAGAATTTTCTTTTAGTTTTAAAGATATAAGTGAAGACGATGGACTTGGATATAAAGCTATTGGCATTACTATCTTTGAACTCTATCCTAAATGGATAGCGTCAGATCCATTAGGACAAGGACCTACTCATCACATTTGGTATGATCCTAAATCCAAAAATATATTCGCTGATAGTAATTGGCAAATATATAAATGCGGTGCATGTAACAATATCCCTGGACATATTTTAAGTAAGATGACAGATGGTTGGAATACATTTGTCATACAAACAAATCAAACATCAAAAGACAACGGCTATTTAAAAATTATCCATAATGGAAATGTAATAGTTGATCTTAAAGGTAAGACCTCATACGATGCACCACAAGGATATCAAGCTTGGTGGGGAGCATACGTATGTTGTAGCTTTACAAAAAAAGGTGAACCGAACCACAGATTTCTTTTTAAAGACATACTCTCGTTTCACCAGAAACCTTATCAACCTAAAATAAGTTTATAAAAGTATGTACTTTAAGCTTTTATGTGGTATAATAGTACCATAATGAAAAAGGAATTATATGAAATTTAATGAATTGAAAAACATTCAACAGTTGACAGACTATGTTGAGAGTACTTACTCTAAGCATTATGCATCTGCGAATGGTGTACAAAGTATGGATCTAATCTCAGCTTCTGGCTTAGGATTAGATTTTTGTCTTGGCAATGTATTAAAATATGCGTCAAGGTATGGTAAAAAGAATGGAGCTAATCGTGAAGATCTAATGAAGATCATGCATTATACACTCCTAGCAATTAATGAACATGACTTAAAGGAGTCCAGTAATGAAATTTAGTAATGAAATAAAAGATGTATTGAGTAATTTTCAAACGATCAATAGCAACATTGCTCTCGGTGAAGAAGGTGGAATGATTCGTTCAATGTCTACTTCTAAAACACTCATGGCAAAAGCTAACGTACAACCCGAAGCGCCATACGAATGGCCTTATGCATTTGGCATTTATGACTTAGGTGAATTCTTAGCATGTCTTAATATGTTTGAAGATCCTACTCTCAACTTTGATGAAGATAAAAAGTTTGTTACAATCACAGATGGTATTACACAATTCAAATACTTCTTCTCTGATATTGACATTCTAACTGTTCCTACGAAAGATATTGATTTGCCATGTGCTGATATTCAATTTACTCTTACGTTAGACCAGTTAAACCAGTTGCGTAAAGCTTCTGCTACTCTTAAAACAAACCAATTAAGTATTCGTAAAAACGATAGTGCGGCATTTATTGAATGTGTTATTGTTGATAAACAGAATCCAACTTCAAATCAATTCTCTATGAACGTCTCAAACTGTAGTATAAATACTTCTGCAGACTTTGATTTGGTTCTTGATATGAATAATTTTAAATTCGTTAATGCTGACTCGTATGAGTTTGGTATTGACAAGAAGCTTATCGCTTCTGTAATGGCTGGCAACACACAATATTGGGTTGCTCTTGATAAAACAACGACATATAAGGAGATATAAATGGCAAAGGAAGTTGTTAAAGATGGTTTAGTTGAACAACCTACGACCGAGGCACCAGTGGAAACAGTAGAAACTCCCGCTGAGCCGCAGATTCATACTATTAGTTTAGGTGATCTAAATGCTGTTATTCGAATCATTGATGTTGTCACTAAACGTGGTGCAATCAATGGGGACGAGTTAGCTGATGTTGGTGCAGTACGTAATAGAATTCAAGCATTCATTACAGCATCTACTCCAGCGGTTGAAGAAAAACCAGCTGAGTAAGTATGTACAATTAGTAAAAGCATGGTATAATAGTACCATGCAAAATTATATTATGAGGTCAATGTGAAAGAATTTCTATTTGTAGAAAAGTATAGACCACAAACCATATCGGATTGCATTCTCCCTAAAGGACTCAAAGATACCTTTGAACAAATTGTCCAAAAGGGGGAACTTCCGAATATGATGTTTACAGGTTCTGCTGGCATAGGTAAAACTACTGTTGCCAGAGCATTATGTAATGAATTAGATCTTGACTATATGATGATTAATGGTTCCGAAGATGGAAACATTGATACCCTTCGTGGTAAGATTAAACAGTTTGCAAGTACTGTATCATTGCATGGTGGACAGAAAGTTGTTATCCTCGATGAGGCTGATTACTTAAATCCTCAATCTACACAACCCGCATTACGTGGGTTCATTGAAGAGTTCTCTTCGAATTGTAGATTTATATTAACTTGTAATTTTAAGAATCGTATAATAGATCCTCTCCATTCGAGATGTTCTATATATGAATTTAATTATTCTGCTGAATCAGAATCATTAGCTGGAGCATTTATGCAAAGGCTTCAATTCATTCTTGACTCAGAGAGTATTATATATGATAATCAGGTTATTGCAGAACTGATTATGAAATACATACCAGACTGGCGACGTGTCTTAAATGAGTGTCAAAGATATGGTATGAGTGGTCATATCGATACTGGCATTCTTGTTACTCTATCTGAGGCAAGTATAAGCTCATTGATGACAGACCTCAAAGCAAAGAACTTTAAGAAGATGCGTAGATGGGTTACTGATAACATTGACGTAGAATCTGCAAAGTTGTTTAGAATGGTTTATGACAATATGTCAAGCTATGTGCAACCACAGAGTATTCCTCAATTGGTTCTCATACTTGCTGACTATTCATATAAGGATAGTTTTGTTGCAGATCATGAATTAAACGTAGTGGCATGTATGACAGAAATAATGTCACAAATTAAATTTAAATAGGAGATAGCTATGGTAGCACAATTAGCAGACTACGCATCAATTATTATGGCATTAGCTATAGTTAATATTGTATGGCAATTAGACAAGGCAAGTAAAATGATTGCTAGTATGAATAGATTTTTACACGACAACTCAACGGATGGTCCAAATGCCTAAATACTTATACGAAAATATAAAAGAGTTCTTACGTGATGAGATCATTGAAGTACACTTTACTAAAAAGAATGGCGATGACCGTATAATGAAATGTACACTTATGGCTGAACAGATCCCTGTCGAGTTCGCGCCGAAAAATATAGGTAATCCACCAGATGAAGAGAACCAAAGCTATATGAATGTCTTTGATGTTGAAGCTCAAGGGTGGAGATCATTTATTCTTGATAATGTTAAATACATAAAGACTAACCTATGACTAATGAAACGAAAGTCATAGACTTCTTCACTGGTCAACCATATACTAAACAAAAATTCGAAAGACATCCAACCTCTGGTGTAGTATTAGGTCAAAGGATTATTGATGAGATTGTTAAACTTAATGTCAATCCATTAGTCATCGATGCTGGTTGTGGCATTAATCCATTCAAAGATATGTTTGATAATATTATTGGATTTGATGCAGCGCCATACCCTGAAGCAGATTTTCAAGCAACCTTCCATCAAGCACATCACATATTCAATAGAGAATTTGCTGATGTTGTTATGGCATTAGGATCGTGTAACTTCGGTACACTAGAAGATAATCTATATTACTTTGATTACTTTATGCAATGGCTAAAACCTGGCGGGTTATGTGCAGTCAGAGTTCACATTGACAGAAAACCAGAAGCACACCACAATGACATAACTTATGTGCCATGGACATTAGACATGGCAGATCAATGTGCACACAAATGGTTTAAGAATTATTTTGATGTTGTTGAAATGCATATTGAAACAATGAACACACCCCCTTATTCAAAATTAGCAGTATGGATCTGGAAGAAAAAACAACACGTAGGAGCAACGCGTAATTGAATCCATTTGCATTAATCACATCAATATCAAATTCAAAGATTGATATACTAGAAAATGAGAAAGACTATAATGCTTTTATGGTAAACCGTGGTCTATCTTACTTCCCTGACACTGTCATATACGCTAATGAAATGAACAAATTTCATCATCTGGATGGCCGCCTGCAGTTCGACTTTCTTATAAATACTATTAGAAAACGTAATCGTTTTTCCAAGTGGAATAAGTCTAATGAATCTGAGGACATTAATGCTATCAAAATATATTATGGATACAGTAATGAAAAGGCTCACGATGTTCTTCCGCTTTTAAGTAAGGCAAATTTGAATACTATAAAGGGAAGAATATTTCATGGCGGAACACAAAGATAGTTTAGTCAATTGGACACCAGATATGATGTTAGAAGTTACTCTAGCTGAACCTGATGACTTCTTAAAAATCAGGGAAACATTAACTCGTATGGGTGTAGCATCCAA